AATTCATATAATCCCATTACCAATCATCATCCTGTTCTGCTAATCTTCTCGCCCATTCTTCATCAGAAACATAATCATCGTCATCATCAAGCGTGAGCTGCTTATTGTTTATTTGTTTATCATTGTTATCATTGTTAAGGTGTTTACCCTCTGTTGTACCCTTTGGTGTTCCATTCTGATTACCATTTGGTGTTCTTTTTGGTGTTCCTTTAGGTGTTCTCACATCTTGAAATTTAGCGTAATTTACAATACTTATGACCGTTCTATGTGGTGTTACCCTTAGGTGTACCATTTGGTCTTTCTCAAGCTGTTCCAAAAAGTGCCTTGTTTTCTTTCGTGACCATCCCCAACGTTCTGACAACTTTTCAATGCTTAAACAAACATCACCTCTATTAAAGTCGGTAATAGAACCCCGCCACATTTTCTTCTTAGTAGAATGCTCTGCCAACAAAAGCAGATCTATCCAAGCGTGTAATCTATCAAAAGGCTTATCTTTATATATCCAGTTCTCTACTATCGCTCGGTCTAAAGCAATCCAACCATAACTAGCCATAGAACCCATTCTCCAATCGTTCCTTAAGTTCACGATACAAGACTTCCTTAATCATCTTTCCACTCAACTCGTGCTGACAGAAAATAATATGAGTACCATACCTTGCCATCCAAGCAGTAGCAGATGCAAAAAAAGATTTACTATTAAACTTTGTCTTATATCTCCCATTTATTATTTTTTCCCAATTGCCATCTTCAATGAGTAAATAAGTAGATGCCTTTTTGTCTTTCGCTCTGAAAAACTCCCTTGAGAACCTATCCCTAGACTGGCAGAAACAACCACTCAATTCTTCAAGGTTCATTTTTCGCTCAACAACCGCATCACCATCGGCAGTTACACCCGGAGCGAACAACTCGTGTCCGTCCGGAAATGTAAAACTATAAGTATAATCTCCATACTTTAATGTTTGCCGCCTATAAGGAATGCCCAAAGACTCTAATCTTTGAGCAGACCTTTTTGAAGGCTGTTCCCTTGTATCCACAAGGATAATCATTGAATTAAGACAGCTTTCAATCTCAACTGGATTCATTAATTAAAAGGTAAGTCCTCACCGATGTTATTAGGGATAGACATAAAATCTGAACCAGATCCTGTTTTAGTTGTTCCTGCACCATAACCATTCTTCGCCTTGAACTTTGCTTCAGCAGCCTTGCCTTCACGCACATCCGATACAGAAACTGCAAATCTTGCTTCTGTATAAAGGACTTCCTTGCCATCAATAACATTTCCAGTTTCACCAAATACAATACCCACAGATAAGCCTTTCCACTTATTCTCGTTCCAATCCCAACTATATCCATAATTGGAATCTTCAAAGGCATTAATCCAACCACCAAATGTTTTCTTGGTCCAGCCATCTTCTTCAGAGCCATCTTCCTTTGGACAGTAGATAGTGGTCTTGCCCTTGTACTTCTTGTCTTCTGATGTATTCGCTTCATACTGCTGTTTGAAGAAATCCTTGTACTCGCCTTCTGTAATATCGAACTGGACGAGAATCATATCAGAGTTGCCATCAGTACCTTCCTGATACTTAACTCCGATAATCTGACATACATACGCACCAGCTGGTAACTTACGTCCACCTGAGTTTCTTGCCAATTCCTTTGCTTCATCAAATCCATTAAATTGCTTCATTTTTACTTCTCCTTTTCATCTGCAATATCAAAAGTCGTTGCATATTCTACTTTGCTGACTTTTATAACTTCTTTATTGGATAGCTGGACTTCATACATATTCTCACTAGGCAGAAATCTTACGCTATCAACCTTTGATGCATTAATATATTTGAAACCACCAACATAGAGCCAAGTCATATTAATACTCCTCCAATGCTTTAAGAACTATAGAAATATCATTATCAATAGTTGCAGAATCGAATGCATCGAGTGGTGTCTTTACTGTTGACCTATCTGCCTGCGTATGGAATACGTGCTGACCATCAACAATGTCTGCCCAAAGCACTGTTGTAAGTTTGCTCTCAAGCACAATCTTGTCTAATTTGCGGCCATTAGTACGAATGCGAGTAAACACTTGACCATTGTCATCCGATATAGTTTCTGAATGAGCAATAAATATGATTGTAAGGTCATCACGCATAACAAGTGCATAATCAATAATTCCATATATGTAAGCTGCCAGATCAGTCCACTTGCCATATCCAGTCTTATTGATATTTCGCATTTCTTCTGCTACCATTATTCCGTTGATAGTGTCGATAATAGCCACCTTGATATGCTTGTACTTATCATCCATATTAATGTGCTCAAGACACTGCAATACTGTGGATGGATTGTCAGTTCTAGCATAGTTCCCCAACTCTGAAGAATACTGACTCTTCCATCCTTTCCAATTAAGTCCTTTCTTGTCGCAGTCCATATAGAATGTTGTCTGCGGGTCGAGTTTTCTAATACTCGTTGTTTTTCCGGCCCCGGATTCGCCCATGATTCCGATTACTTTTGCCATTTTTCTTCCTCCTTTAAGTTTTTGAATATATGTGCTATTACATCAACTGTCCAACCATCGCCAGTAACATCTTGTACTTGGTTATAAGTAAGACAATCGCAATAACCAACTGGTAAAGTCTGTGCGAGTTCTAACTCTCTTCGAGTAAGATATCTTGCCCAATCTCCGTTCTGAATCATCCCCGCATTAGGTGCTCTGTCTTGTTTTCTAGTAAGGCAACCAACCTTGTCAGAGTATGTGATATTCACACAAGTGCCTAAACCACTTTTCCCATTGCCACCATTCCACATCTTGATTCGACTAGGAGTCATATTTGGAGTTGCTTCTGCAATCCTATCTGCATCAGTATCCTTGAAATCTTGAAAAGATATATTTCTATCAGCTGGAACTGTGACATTTGGAATGTTTGTCCAATAGAATCTACCTCGGCTCTGATATGAAACAAGTTTTGAGTTAATCTCCAATCCAACAACTCCCATATACAAATCCAAAAGTCCCTTGCTATTTTTCTTCATCTTTACATTTTCAAGTAAAAAATATTTTGGTTTTATCTCATCTTTTATTCTTAAATACTCATAGAACAAGCGACTCTTATCACCTTCCAATCCGTAGATACCACGCTCTGTCTTATGAGCAAACGAACCTGCTACAGAAAAGTCTTGGCAAGGACTTCCACCGATAACCAGATCTATATCCGTCAAGAAATCTCCGACTTCTGTATGCAATATCCCATCACTATAAGAAACCTTCGTAACATCACCAATTTGAATGATGTTAGGATAATGTTCCTTGGAACACTTTATTGCGAAATCCTTTATCTCACTTGCATAATATCTATCAACCTTTATTCCGGCTCTTTCTAAAGCAATCATCCCGCAACTTATGCCATCAAATAAACTTAATACATTCATCAAAAATCCCTCGTCACTTCATATCTAAATAATTTAGCCGCACAATCATCACAGTATTGTTCTCCATCAACGTAATAATAGAAATCACCTTCATATATAGGCCCTTTACATTCAGCACACATATAAACTGGTATTTCATCTTCTTGTTGTGGGTCAGGATAAAATTCATCTAAATCTGAATCTCTAATTTCACTCATTTCATTCTCCTAAAAATTGATATATGTTCATTTGTTCTTCTTGTGGAAAATTCAGCATTTCATTCTTTGCCCTGGTATAAAAGTTTCTATCAATCTCAAAACCATATGCACTTCTTCCAAGTTCAAATGCTGCACGTAACGTAGTACCTGAACCGCAACATGGGTCAATTACAACATCACCTTCATCAGTAAACGTTTCAATCAGTTTCTTTAACATTGCAACTGGCTTCTGTGATGGATGTATTTTAGGAATATCTTTTCCATCTTTTTGCCATTCAAACCAGTTAAAAACCATCTTGCCAGTACCACGTATATTTTTACCGTTTTCATCCTTTTGGCATCCATTTCTGAACTTTGGCAGTCTGTCACGATATAAAAGCAATGCATATTCAGTTGCGCCAACAACACGCATATTTGCTTTTAATACTTGTGGTGAATAGTTTTTAACAAACACCAATGGTATATAATTCTTAAATCCATGTTTTTTTGCTGCATCAATTAAAGTGTTCAGCTGTTCAAAAGAACAAAATACAATCATGCATGGACTGTTTGAACTTGTGCCACGTGATAACGGTTTTGTGTCATCTTTTTTCATCATCTTTGAACAAAAATGGAAATATTCATAAAGATTGAAATTGAAATCAGAATTGAATGCTGATTTTCCAGCCAGTTTAGATTCCCCATTTTTATTATCACCACCAACATACCAAGATGGATTGCTACCATAGAAATTTGTACCAACATTGTATGGAACATCTGCAATAATCAACTGCGCTGGTGGAATAGCATATTTTTTGTAATTCTGCATGCTATCTCTGTAAATCTCGCATTTTAGTTTTCTTTTTCTTGTTTCCATGTTTCCCCTTCCATAATTTGATAATAAATTTTTCCTTTGCAGCCATCTTCATAAACTCTGTTCATGAACTCCTGGCACTTTTTCAAATCAGAACACCAAACATCAACAACTGTTTTCTTGCATCCAGTATCTGCAATCAAATACGTTCCTATCTCTTCACCAACTGAACCATCAGGCAACCTTTGATACAGAACCACATATTTACCAAATAAATCATTTTCTTTGACTAACTTGCGATTCATTGCACATATACCGTCTTGAACTGGCAAACCGCTTGCAGTTGTTCCTGGCAAACAATAAGCTGTTGCGTGGCCTTTGGTGTACTGTGTAGCAGCATTACTTGCGAAGGAAACTAGGATAACTAGCGTTATTAGTAAAACGCTTGTGTTCAATATCTTCTTTAACACCATCAACCATCACTCCCATCGCAAATAATATGAACATTACAAAGCCAATCACTGTTTGTACTTTGTTTCCTGAATCAATACCGCCACCACAAATAGCAACGCTTATAAACATTAAGATTCCACAAATACTATTCTTCATCTTCTTCAATCTGCCCTTCTTCAATTTCTCTGATAACATAGCTGATTTCACATTTTGCCAGCTTAATTGACTGTTCAACCATTTCAAATAATTCTTCTAAATCCTTTGAATAATACTTATGGTCATTTGTGTAACATCTGCCGTCAGGCTGCTGCTTAATAATTAGTTCAAACATTCTTTATTTCTCCCTTCTGTAAATAAAATTCATTACTTTTTCTTCATCCAGTTCACCAATAACAACCATTGTTCTTAATTCACCAAGTGTTATTAGTTCAGGATTCTTTACGTGCTTATAAAATGTTGTTTTTCCAATTCCAAGGCGTTCATATATCTTTCCCCTTTTGTAAAACTGCCTTGCTAAATAATCTGAAAACATTTAATCACCGCCTTTTGTTGAATTATATTCAACCTTGTTTGCAAAAAAAATACGTTCCCTATCTGCCTTGTTAATATGCAAAACACTGCATAAACCAACAATTTCTGATGCTGTAAATTCTCCAACGCCTTTGAATCTGTTATACAGCGTTTCCCTTAAAATTCCGCTGCGTTCAGAAATAGTTGTTATTGGCATTCCTGATTCAGATATTTTTTCGCTTAATAACTCAAAATCTGTCATTCATTCAACTCCTTTCCACTATATGTTGTGTTGCATTTAATTCAACCTTCTTCAATATATCATACAGTGGAATTTAATGCAACAACTTTGTTGAAAATATTTACACTTTGACATAAAATCATATTATAAGGATGGTGAATGTGATGTTAGAACTGTATAAAAACATAAAAATGAAACGTCAGGAACATGGCTGGAATCAGTCAGAACTGGCAAAGAAAATGGGGTATTCAGATAAAAGCATGATTGCCAAGATTGAAAAAGGCAGTATTGATTTATCACAATCTAAAATTGAAGCCTTTGCTAATGTTTTTGGATGTACGCCTTCTGAATTAATGGGGTGGACAGAAATAACAGAAAATGATTATTTCTCAAATGCTTATTCTGAACAATACAAAAAAGATGCACTTGCATTATATGGAAAGTATATTGCAGCTGATGCGAAAACAAGAAAAATGATTGATATGTTATTAAGTGAATAGGGGGTGATTATATGCCAACTGCAAAGAAAACGCCTTCAGGCAAATGGAAAACTTTCATTTATTCTCATACTGATGAAAACGGTAAAAAGCATTTCAAATCTTTTACAGCTGATACTAAAAAAGAATCAGAACGTTTAGCACTGGAATATAAATATGTTAAGGAAACAAATAAAATAACGTTTGAAAAGAAAATGGATGAATACCTGGAAATCAACAACAGTGTTCTATCCCCTTCTACGCTTCGTTCCTACACTTCCATGTCAAAAATGTTAAAGAAGAATTACCCAAAGTTCTGTAATAAAGTGAATATTGAAAAAGATGATGTTCAGAACTTAATAAATGAATTGGCCAAAACTCATAAACCTAAATCAGTTAAAAACTACAATGGCTTTATAAGCGTCATTTTGGGTGATTCTAGCCATTTTAAGATTACGTTGCCACAAACTATCAAACATACATATAGAATCCCAAATAAAGCCGAATTTAAGTTGCTGCTTGATACTGTAAAGGATTCAGAACTTGAAATACCAGTTTTATTAGGTTCATTCTGTATGATGCGGCGTTCTGAAATATGCGGATTGAAAATAGATGATATAGAAAACAATATTATTCATATTCATAATAGCGTTGTTAAAGGCGCTGATAATGCATATGTTGAAAAAACAACAAAAACCGTTAGTTCTGACAGATATATACAAGCGCCTGATTTTGTTATTGAAAAGATAATGAAACAAGGATATGTAACTAATATGACTCCAGCTGCCATTTCTGATGCATTCAGGAAAATAATTTTCAAATTAGAATTTACTGGAATGCGCTTTCATGATTTGCGACACTGGGGCGCTAGTTATAGACATTCTGTATTAAATATTCCAACTGCTCACATTCAAAAAGATGGCGGCTGGTCCAATCCATACACACTGGAACAGATATACAGACACGCTTTAGATGATGAACATAAGCGTTATTCTGACCAAATAAATAAGGCATTTGAATCAGAGTTTATCTCATAGTTTATCTCAAACCCTTACAAATGCCCATTTTATCAGTGCAGGTAGTGGGACTTGAACTTTATTTTAATGAATATCGTTAAATCCCACTACTAAGCCATTCTTCAAGAAATACAGTGTTTATGCGTTCGTTTAAGTGTTCAATAGTTCGCCTACGTGAACTATAATACCATATTTTAACACAAAGTTTATCTCAAAGTTTATCTCATGTTATCAGAATTATAATGATAACATTTGTTTTATCCATGCGACTTGTTCAACGTATCTAGCGTGTGACTTATCCCAGGCTTCTTGCATTGCTGTTGGTGGTGTGTAAACACGCTTTAATTCATCAATTTTTACAGTTGCAATTGAATGCAAGTTCATAGCATGATTTAACTCGTCCGTTGACATCTGCTTGTATTTTCCTGCCCAATCTGCTTTGTTGTTTTCTGCTTTGTACTGAAGATAACTCTCTGCATATTCTTTCGCATCTTCTATTTCTTCATCAATCTTATCAACTAAATCTGCTATGATCTTCATATAAATTCTCCTTTCTGTATCCATTTTCTCAAACAAATGAATATAGAAAAAAGATTTCACATTATACAAAATATAAGAAATAAAGCGAAAGTTTTTTCACGTTAATTATACTTCTCTAACATGATCCACGTATTTTTTCCAACTATTCCATCTACAACAAGGCCTTTTTCAGTCTGAAACATTCTTACACTCTGGTCAAATTTAGGTCCTGCAATACCGTCTATCTTTCCTACTGGATAACCTTGTTCAAAGAGGATGCGCTGAACAAATACTACATCAGAACCAGACATTCCTTTTTTTAATGTCCTGCGCTTCTGAATATGCAATGGAACTTCTTCCTCTTTTACAGAATCAAATCTCTGTAAATTGTATTTCTCTACTGTACTACAGAGTGTATTTACGTAAGTACTGGATGTTGCATAACCATCTGCTTTCAACATCTCTGCATACTCTCTGTATGTCTTTGCTTCTTTCAAATTAGCATATCTTTTAGTAGAAATAAAGTCATAATATCCTTTTATTCCTTCCTGATCTGAATCATATGCTCTGAAATTGTCTTTAATTGTAGTTAAAGTTCCTACTGTGTACTCTTCTTTAGTCTTGAGATTAACAGACTTTCCCTTCCAGGAAGAACCGCATTTCATTCCAAAATGATTATGGTATAGTCTGGCAAGAGAAGATGTTCCTGCAGCTCCTTCTATGATGGCCTGTGCAATTACTGTTGAACATATTTTATAACCTCTTGCTACCGATTCCTCAAAGATAAATGGAGCAATCCTGTTGATAAATTCATTTGCTTGACTTAATGTATATCCCATTTAATCATCCTTTTCAAAATAAGAAGCAATCTTGAAAGCAATTGCACCAAATATCAATCCAACTACTGACAAGACTGCTCCAACAATCAAAGTCAATCCGACCAATTCCATATAATACAGAACCATAATAATTACCCAATTATTTTCTTTGCTTCGTTCACAAGTGCTTCAACAATAACATCAATATCTCTTGTCGATAATTTGATTTTGAGATTCTTTTCCATGTAATCAATAACAAGATTCATCACTTCTTTTTTCTTGCGTTCCCACTCTTCAGCAGGAATAGTCTGATTTGCCCATTCAACAGATTTCTTTGCAAAATCCATCAGTTTGTCGAGCTCATTTGACTGAACCTTGCTTGTCAAATATGGGATAACGTAACTTGAAACAACTGCACCAATTATCATAATCAGTGTAACGATAATCTGTGTGAAAATCTCTGAATTCATCTTTTCTACCTCCTAAACCACGTTGAAAATGTCCAAATCATTCTTGTGCTTTTCGATGTTCTCAACTTTGGCTTTCCATACCACGAAACCGGTATGGATGCCAAGTTCAGCAAACGCACAAGTAATTGAGCTGCTTAATACTGATAGGTCTGTAATCTCCAATTTGCCACTAAATAAGGTCGCAACAAAGCACAATGCAACAAATATCCAAGTGATGCAGAAATTGACGAAATAAAGCCTATCTGTGAATCCTCTGCGTTTAATTCTTCTCAATTAGTTCACCTTCTTTTCAAGGTCATCGATGCGATGATTCGCAACAGATATTTTCTCTGTGTGTAAATCAACTGCACTTTCCAATGCATACGTTCTTGCAATAACATTGTTGTGTTTTTCGACTTCTTTTTTCAGTTCACTTATTTGGTATTCAATCAACTTCTTGGTTGAATTATTCTGAATTAGTGCAACCAAAATACTGCTAAAACAAGCCACCAAACCACATATAATTGCTTCACTCATATTTCCTTATAAACCTTTCCACAATGAAAATGCCACCCACCCATGAAGATGGATGGCAAGATATTAAATTGTATTACTCTTCAACTGATGGACTACCATACTTTGCATTGTCAATCTGTTCAAACTTGATAACATCTCCATTAGGGTTGTAAAGATAAAGGTTACAGAATTTTGTCTGTGGATTTCCACCTAACTGACTAGCCTTGTCACGAAACTTGTCGATTGCCTTTTTCTCATCATCGTACATTGTGGATTCTGTGCTTGTGCCACCACTCTGATTCATTATAAGCTGTAAAATAAAATACTTTTCAAACATTGTTTTTGTCTCCTTTTTTCATTAAATTTTTGTGTATTCAACAATAATGTTGGTGTACATTCCACTTGTTGGACTATCTACGTTTGAAGCACTCTTTCCGAAAATATGATTATTCTGAATTGTGCCTTGTGCTGGTAAAAACCACGCTCCTGTTGGATGTTCTACCACGAATCTCATATTGATAATATTTTTGATTCCACTTGCATTTGTCTGTGTGAACTCTTTGTTACTGTCGGTTACACCTTCAGTTGTTCTGAACACTTTTCGATATAAGTCTTTGTCTAAAAACTTACCGATTAGAATCTCATCTGTTGAGTAGATTTCACTTGCATCAATCTCATCAATCTGCTTCTGCAAATCTTCTGTCTTTGTGTACAGAGTACCTATTGTCGAATTGACGTTGTATGTTATCTCAAATGGGCATCCGTCTGTGTCGATGTATGTATTTCCGTCAAATGTTTTGAGTGACAGAATTGTTGATATTTCTTGTGGTGTGAGTGCTTCTGTTGTTGGTGTTTCTTTTACAACTAACTCATCATTCTGCAAAATTACTCTTTCTGTGAAAGTGCCATTTCCATCCTTGTCAATAATCAACTCGTTGCGTATGTCGTTTACTGATAAGAGTGGTCTGTCTGTGTGGATTGTGCTCTTTGCGTATGGTGTATAGTCATCGTATGTAGCAGAAAAATCTTCTGTAAACATTGGCTTGAATACTAGTCCATTGCAATTAGTACCACTTTTCACAGAAATGTAAACTCTTATTCCACTACCTTTAAGAGTATAAATGCAACCATTACCAATATCTGAATTTGAACCCACTGTTATATCTGTTATTCTCAAGAAATAAGAACCATTTCCACCTTGTGGACAACCGACCAATTTATAAGTCTTATTCAGATATTTAAGACTCGTTTCATTAATCAAAAAGAATGTCGCTTCAGCTGTTGCTGTTCCATTTAATGTATATGTTCCATCGCTATTTCTTGTACAAGTCACACCATTCTGCGTAGTAGTCTGTAATGTCGAATTTAATAAATTCTTACTATGACTTACAACATCCCCACTCGGAATGATGATTTCTTCTCCATCCTTGTACGAATTACCCTTCAGAGTAATGGCTTTTATGGTATCGTCTGCCGAATCTGTTAATGGTGATGTTGTGCTTGTGACTGTTTTGTCGATTGAACCACCTGATGCATTGCCGGCCACTTTAACCCATCCGTTTTCCGTTTTAATCTGTACACTCATTTAATCACCTACTTTCGTATATTCAAGGATAAAATGCGTAATATTAGTTGCTGATGTTGTACCACTGTATAATTTAATTACACCATCTTCAATATACGCACCACCTTGTGATGTAAAATTGCCATATCCACCATAACCAGTTGGTCTTAAAATAGTGGCAGTGATTATTGTTTCAATATCTGCTTTGTTATCCACATACGCATCAACACTAGTTTTGGATGTCTGTATTGCGATACCATTTTCAGATGTTCTGTATACTTTTCTATACAGATTCTTACCAAGGAATTTTCCAATTAAAACTTCATCTAATGAATAATCATTTGAACTTTCAACATAATCATCTGTTACTAGATATTCTGTGCCAACTGGGAAACCATCCTTTTCTGCTTCAAATTCTGCTGTTGTTCCATATTCTGTAACAGAACCGCTACCACCTTCAGAAGCAAAAACATCTTGTTTTTTACCATCAATTGTAATCTCTGCAATTTTTTCTCCGTCTTTTTTTAGCTGATTCCATTCTACTGATGAACCACCGCCGCCGCCTGAACCTGACGCATTAGCAACCTTAATTAATCTATTATCAATATCATCAATTGCTTTGCTCATAGCGTTCAAATTTGTTTCATTAAGCGCTGGCGTTGTGTCATTCTGAAAATCTATTCTGTCATACAGTTTTTCCATTTGTTATCTCCTAAAAAACGTCAAGTGTTCCATTTATATATGTATCATGCAAATCATGAATGCCATTTAATGTCCTGGTTAATACATAACTTGTATATGTTCCGCTCTGTGTAGTTATTTCCAGTTCATCACCAGTTTCGATATAAGGCAATCCAGCTGCCCACATTTCAAATGGAAACCATGTTACATTGCGCATTTTTTCAACCATTGCATCTGCATAATGGCCTACTTCTTCTGCGGTCCAAACAAGATTCTTAAAAAGCCAATTATCTGACATGTTGTAATTCTGCGTACCGTCTGCATCAATAGTCCTTGTCAGTGTCTTTTCTTCTTCTTGTCCTTCAGCATTTAAGCCTTTATAAGTTATAATCAACTCTTTGAATTTCTGTATGCCTTGCGCATCTGTCCATAGTTTTTCATAATTTGAACGCATTATATGTTCAGCTTTTCCGCCTGGATATAAGTTATCAGATGGATATAATGATTCAGAAGGGAACAATCTTTCATTGCTTAAACTGATTCCTGAAAATAAATCTGTTTCTCTGTCAAGCTGTCCATACTGGCAATTCATTTCATAAACAGCACTTTGCAATTCTCTTAATGTGACTTTCTGCATATCTTTTACTTGCTGCGTTGTCAGTGTGTATTTTTCAATATCACCCATAATCAACTGGTAAACATCTGCAAAATTAAAATCATTCCAATAACGTGCAAAACCTTCATCCATCTGTTGTTTTATAGCAGTTGTAATAGATGGGTTAGCTGATGTGGATGTTGTTACATATACTGGAATACTTACCGATAGATTAAATAAACTTGTATAATCTTTAGTTTCGTAATCTTCACCACATTTTGCACTTTTTATTACTTTTGCTGTTGGTTCACCAACATTTGCATATAATGCCCATTGGCCACTCAACGCATATCCAATTGAATAAATAGTTTCTGCAGCTTCAGTTATTGTGTAAACTTGATTGCCTAGTTTTGTATATCTGTTTCTATAACCATTCCAAACTGTTTTTGAATTTGCCTTTATATCTTTTCCATATATAAAGAATTTGTAAAATTCACTTTTGGTTAAACTCATAGTTACAGATAATCTAAAAACATTCAGATAATAGCTGTCTAAATTGCCTTGCGCATCACACAAACGTGTTGATTCAACGTTATAACTTTTATCACCGCTGAAACGTGACTTTATATTGCTATATGATTTATGAAATATAGAATAGCCTTCTAATAATTCATTTAACAACGTATACATTGTTATCTTGTCGGCGGTTATATCAGGTTCACCAATTGCAACTAGTTCCTTAACCGTTTCTGTTGCATCAGCATCAAGATATTCACTTTTTAACTTGTTATAAGCTGTTACTTTTTTTACGCCAGTGTCAAACTGCATTGGGCATTGTTTAACGTCATAGAATCCCATTGGAATTTCAAAGTATTTTAGTTCTCCGTCTGCGTCTTTGTACTGCGCATCTATAAAGCATTGCAGCCTTCTTCCTAAAATACTTTCATGGCCAAAATACTGAAACTGTAAAGAAGAACCTTCGCACAATCCAAACTTTAATGTATCTCCAGTGCATAAACGTTCATCATAAGAAACAGAACCATCTACTAATGAATTATTATCAATAGTAAATAGTTCTGTATCATCTTCATTCAGTACCACAATTCTATGATTCTTTGGATACATTCCACTTTTTAATGCATCCTTCACTCTTGTTGGTACATTTATCATTTTTTATCTCTCCTGAATCTCAATTGTTAAAACATCCAAGAACGTGCCATCTGCTAACTTTTCATGCTTATTTGTCTGCATTGTATAATAGGCATTTATCATCTTGTTTTCTGCTTTATTTGCCACATAAACAAGCATAGTAATATAACCATCTGTAATTGCACTATTCCAAAGTGTTAAAAAGTCTGCTGTTGGCATATTATTCTTGTTAGTCAAAACAACATCAAATGTGCCTTTTACTTTTTCAGCAACAATGATTCTGTGTTCAACCTTGTTACCATCAAGCCAAGATTCAAATGTTTCTTCAGAATCCATTTTATATGTTTCTGTAACAATATAATCTGTTATATCTGTTCCATTAATAATTACTTGCATTTTATACTCCAACTAGCATTGCATTTCTGCTTGCTTCTGCTTGCATTACTCTAAACAATCTGTTTGCGTCACCTTCCAGCTTAACTATTACATTAGTTGAATTGTAATTGCTTGCATTTCCCTGGTCACCAATCATGCTATTTGGCATGTATGAAAAAGCAGACGGTGTGTAGCTGTAACTGTTGATAGCATCAAAACTATTAGTAGTTGCTTCGTTGTTTTTACCGCCACCACCACCGCCACCCATCCAGGATGGCAATTTAATGTCAAATGCTGATAAGAATTTTTCTTTTAAGTCATTAATTTTACTCTGAAACCAAGTGATAACATTGTTCCAAGCATTTACTAAACCATCTTTAATTGATTTAATAAGATTTTTACCAGCTTCAACCATTGCATTTTTCTTTGCAATAATCTTTTCCTTCAGATTCTCAACCATGTTATTAGCAGCTTGACCAACCAAAGAAAACATCATTTTCCATCCATCAAGTGCTGCTTTAAGCATCTTTTTACCAGCTTCAATAATCTTTGGCAATGAATTGGCAATACCTTTTACAAGTCCACCAATTAAAGCAACTGCTGCTGCAATTAATAAATCTGCATTATCAACCAACGTGTCAATTATTACCAAAACAATATCAACCACTTGTGGCATTAGTTCAGGCAATGCTTCAGCAATTCCAAGTGATAATGCAAGCAACATCTGCATGCCCATTTCAATAAGTTGTGGCAACATCTGTACTAATGTATCAATTAATGATGTTACTAGTTCTTGCAAGCATGGTATTAATTCAGGCAACGCTGCCATGATTCCTTGAGCCAGTGTCATTATTAAATCAAGTCCAACTGTAACAAGCTGCGGTAACAAAGCAATTAACATATTGACTAATGATGTTATTAACTGCGTTAATTGTGGCGCTAACATTGGCACTGCTTGTATAATTCCGTTTGCTAACGATTCAATTATTTTCAATCCAGCTGAAACGATATTTGGCAATACTTGTTCTAATATTGGCGGTATTTTTTCAATAATAGGTGGCAAAAGTTGCTCAATTAAAGCACTAACGCCATCAAGCGAACGCATAATAACTGGCTCAAAATTTCCAAAAGCAGTTTCTGCCGCATTGACAAAATTATCAATATATACGCCAACATCCCAATCATCAGCAGCAATAGCTGTTGTTAAATTGGCCCATTGTGCTTTCATACTTGCTAAAGAACCTTGTAATGTTGTACTGGCTTCTTTTGCAGTTGTTCCAGCAATGCCCATGTTTTCCTGGATAATATGAATAGCATCAACAACATCTGCGTAACTATCCAAATTAAATTCAATACCTGATATAGCAGTTGCATCAGCCAGCAAACGCTGCATTTCACCTTTAGTACCACCATAACCAAGTTTTAAGTTATCCAACATGGTGTAATTCTGCTTTGCAAAACCCTGGTATGCATTCTGTATGCTTTCCATAGATGAACCCATCTTGTTTGCATTATCAGACATATCAATAATTGCTTGATTTGCTTTATCTGCGGCGGTAGCAGTGTCACCATCTAATGATTGCAACAATGACGCACTAAAACTTGTTACCGTTTCCATGTAATCATTAGCACTTAAACCAGCTGTTCGATATGCTGCATCCGCATAACCTGAAATAACATTTGCGCTATCACCAAATAATGTTTCAACACCACCAATAAGCTGCTCATACTCACCATATGCGCCTACTGCACCACTAACAAAATCTTTTGTTAATTCTGCGCCTTTTTTCGCAACGCCAATTACTGCTGCTGCTCCTATGATTTTGCCAAGTGACATATTAAAGCCTTTTCCAGCTTTTTCACCAGCGCTACTACCTACGCTGCTCATTTCACCACTTAACTTTTTTCCAATACCTTTGGTCGATGGTTCAATCTGTATATAAGCTGTTCCAATTGTACTAGCCATTTATATACTCCTTATTCTTGCCTTCTAACCATGCATTAAAATCATCAGCACTTTCAAAACTCATTAATTCTTCCTTTGGTTTATCCAGTTCCAAAAGTTTATTGAATATGCTTTCAGGCTTGCCCTGGTTCTTCTGTGCTTGTTTTGTTTTAGTCCATGATAAGAACTGCAAATTGTCTACCATTAAAGCCATAAGCATTTGATTTGTGTTCAGCTTATAGCCTGACATTTTCATTTTGATTCTTGAATCATCCCTTAAACCTAAACAAAGAGTTGCAACCAGTTCAGGCGGCAACTCTTCGTAATTAAGTATATGGTAATATTCTGCTAAATCACATATTACTTCTGCCTTGCCTATATAAAGCATATAGCCAAGGCTAATTAGTTTTTTAATTCAAGGGCATTAAACATTTCTGTTAATTCTTCCATCAAGCAGTTTGGTGAACAAATCCCATCATGTGTTTCTGCAACTGCATTCATAAATGACATAACGCCTTCATCACCACCAAAAATCAATTTTAGTATGTCAAATAGCGCCTTGTTCTGTTCTTCTGCATCTTCACTGTGTAGCTTTGTCAGAAAATACAGCAAACGTGCATCTTCCTTAACCTTTGGATTTAATTCAAACTTAATTCCGCTTTTTGTTTCCCCTTTAATCATTTAACTAATCTCCTATTAAGCAATATATTCTTTATGTGTGTTACCTTCTGAATCAGGATATGCACTAACTGTGATTTCATATCCAACTGCATCAGAATCATTATAAGTAATTGTTCCACGTGATGTTATTGCACCATCAGGAATAACAATTCTCTTCTTCTTATTGTTTCTTAATGCAAGTTCAAATACCCAAATCTTTTCCTGTGGGTCATCTGCCTTTACATTAATTGTAATTGCGCCATCAGATTCTGTTACGTTCTTGTCACCATAAACGTTTTTAAGAACATCAACATTTTCAGATTCAAGCAATGTCAGAACAAAGTTATCATCAAGTTCATTAAGGGAACGATAAACAATCATTCCACCCCATGCTTTAATGGCTGAAACATCCATTTCATTGTTGTTCTGAAGGCCATCTTCTGAAACATAGCCAAGGCATACAAAATCTGAGCCAAGCGTTGTTGTTGCATCTGTTGGAACTGTTGCTGTTCCAATTGTGCCAACATATACTGCACCACTAACATTAGGCTTGCCAGTTGTAATATTTGTTGCTGTATTTGCCATTTTTCTTCTCCTTTAATAATGATACAAGTTAACTATAATATCATACTTGTATTCTTTAGTTTGCGTGTTGTTTGCCAGCCTTTCACTTCCAAGTGTAACAGACGTTATTGCATCATTTGTTATTGCATCAAACAACGCATTTTTAACTGTTTCACTTAATTCAGCTGCGTTATACAATGAATCAGCGTAAACTTCCACTGAAAACGTTGCAGCCTTTATGTGATTTATTATGCCAGCATCAATCTTTGATAAAAGTACATATTTATCAAGTTCATTCTTGTTTCCTGGAACTTCCATGAAAACTGGAACACTTAATGCAGTTTTAAGATAGTTATAAAGTATTAATTCAATCATCATGAATACCTATTTGTATTTGGATAAATAATAGTTTTTGCTCTGTCAAAACCAACAAATGAAACTGAATGATGGTGTGGATGACCAGCCAGCATTTTTTGTGCTTCTTTTTCTGTCAATTTCAATATTGCATCAGATTGCATCATTTCTTTCATGCCGCTTTTATCCAGCTTAACTTTAACATCACTCATACGCTTCAACCTTCACTTGTGTATTCCATCTTCCAGGAACATTTGCGGCTGTCTGTGTTAATGGAAAACCATATGTTTTGAATTTCTGACCACGTATAATAACTGTTGTATCAGTCCATTCATGTTCATCACCCTTTGGAATGCCTAAAGTGAATGCAAGTTTTTTGCCAGTCAGATTCAATTCAGAAACTGCTGCATCAAATGTAGGCGAACCAATAAGCACATTATCAACAACTGTTTCTGTTTCTGTGTATATTGGAATACCAAACGCATCAACGCCAGTTTCAGTTTTTTCAATCAGAATAACTGTTTCACCTTTAATCATTTACACATTCTCCAATGGATTGCTTGAACCTATTTTGTTACCACATCCAAGCAGTTTCTTTTCTAATTTTGACAGATATAATTCACCAGTAGAACCATTGCTCATTGTCCAGCTTTGAGAATATCCAAGTGCTGAAGATGATGCCTGAGTTGCTCCAATAGGTAAATCAACATCCATATTTCCAATTGCCCTTATAACCATTCTGCATGATACAAGTTTCTTTGCATCTTCATCTGCATCTTTGTTGTAAGCATCAATTATGACCGTTGCATCATCTAGTAATGCATTGCATAAATTCTGCTCATCAGCGGTAAAAGACTTATTAAGCCTTGTTTCAACATCACTATATGTTGCGTATGCCATTATTTATACTCCCTTGCTTTTTCTTGTCTTTTTAGGCGCTGGCGCTTCTTCAACTGGCAATTCTCTAAAGGTAGTATCTTCAATAACATTGGCGGCCAGCATATAGCCAGCCGCCTTGTATTCTTCAACCCTAGATTCATCAACCAGCATTTTTCCACCAACGCTATTGATAAATTCTACTCTCATAAGCAATTACTCTGTAAGAAGGTTAAATGCATCTGTGTCAGCTACAAAACCAACTTCAATTTCTGCACGTACTGCAAACATGTTCTGCTGCCATAAGTTAATCTGTGTACCGTTGTCATCAAGTGTTGCCTGGTCAGAAATTGAAAGTGAAAGATTCTGTGAAATACCATAAATAGCCTGGCTCCAGTCACCAACAATACCAAGTACATCATTTCCACTTGAAACATTCTTGTAAACAGCCTTGTTAAGTTCTGTCTTGCTACCAAGAATCATTGGTACTGCGTTTTCAGCAACATTGTTGATGAATAATGGTCTACCAGTTGTATCAACTGCACCAAGTAAAGCTGATTTAGCCTTTGGTGAAATTACGATACCATTTGTAATACCGTCATGGTCTGCAACGTCTGCATCAGCTGCAACAAGTGCTGCGTATGGGTCAGAACCAAAAGACTGTGCTGTTGCTGCTGCAAATGTATCAAAGTTTGAACCTGGCGCTGTGCCATGGAATACTGTACTATCAAACTTCTTTGCAAGTGCCTTTGGTAATCTTTCAACAATAGCGTTGTAAAGCGCTGGCATATTGTTCTTGAACTGGTTAGAAAATGGAACAATAACTGCAAGTGTGTATGGCTGCATAACCTTTGTGCTTAAACCTGGTCTAGATACTGGCTTCTTTCCAGTTTCTGAAACCCATGCTGCTTCAGGGTCACCAGTAATAACTGGGATTGTTACGCCAAGGCCTGGTAAATCCATTGATTCAGCTAACTTCATAACTGCTGAATCTTCCTGAACCTTTGAAATAATTTTGCTTGATACTTCTGTTGGTAATGCGATTGTTGTTGTGTTTACATTGATACCACTCATTTTCTTTTCTCCTATACATTAATTTAATGATTGATTGAACCAATCCGCAAATTGGCTTGCTACGTCTTTTTTCTGCTGCAAATTCTGAACTTCTCCACCATCTTTAACTGTTGGATAACCATTAGAACTGTTTTTGTATGCAAGAATATTCTTTGCAAAATTCATGCAATCTTCTTCTGTTTCACCCATCAGCAGTGTAGCTGGCACGCCAGTTTCATTTGCAACTTTATCTCTAATGCTTCTAACTTCGTTTGCTTTGTTCATGTCATCAATCTGTTTCTGTAATGCATTTGCCTTTTCAGTTGCCTTCTGCAACTCTGTTTTGTTGGCTTCTTCCATTTCATCAAACTTCGATGCCTTCTGCTGCAATTCTTCAAAGTTAGCGTATTTTGCACGTTCTTTTGCAACTCTTGATTTTACAATTTCATCAAGTTCTGCTTGTGTGAATGTGCGTTCCTGAATTTCTGTGGATTCAGTACCACTTGCCATTGTTTCGTTCAATGTGTCCGCCATAATTTTTCTCCCTTTCTATGGTAAAAGTAATAACCACGTTTAAGGCACGTGTTGCCAATAAAAAAAGAACTATTGCTAGTTCTCATTTCTCACTTCATATGCTGCACGTTTTTGTGCGTTTATATAGTCTTTATTCTGTGCATATTGCATTCTTCTTAATGAATTAATCTTATCTTGTGAACTTCTGCCTTCTGCACTGTTGTATTTTTCATATAGCGCTTCAGGGTCATAAGAATCATATTTTGTTTTTTCATCAAATCTAATAGCAAATGCGCAATCACAATTAGCGTGTATATGGTCCGCATGATTTCCTTTTAATACTGCTCTGCTTGCTTTTTGCCATCCACGTGAACCCAAAACCAAACAGAAAACGCATGTATCTCCAGTTGTTACCCATGCCCATTCTGCTCCATCACGTTTTGCATTTTTCAACGTTGTATCTGCTCCAGCTTGCTTAACCATTCTGCCCACAACTTGACTTATTTTTGCGCCATCAGGTGACTGTTTCAAGCAACCTTGTATTGCTTTTGCTGTTTCATCCATTGTTGCAACTTCGGCAGCTTCAGCCGCTGCAACTGTTACATTTGATAATTCTGCAATAGCATCATACATTTCACACGCTAAAGCAGCTGAACCTTCACCATACTTTGTTATTAAAGCATGTGCATATTCAATCAATGCATTAATATCAGATAAACCGTTTTTATCAACCCATTTTTTCATTAGTTCAGCTGCTGTGTTATTTATTTTTGAAAGTTTTTCTATGTAATTATTCCAATCATTTTTACTAATCTGCATTGTTCATTTCCATCAATACATTCTGCCCACGTACACGCTGTTCTTGTGCTTTAATTCTTCTTATGTCCGCCTGGTCAAATCCAATCATTTCCAGGAATGTATCTGTGTTTGCAAATTCAGGCCTAACACTTGATATTTTAATTGCAGCGTCAGCAGTTACAGAAACAGAAGGCATTGCTGGATTCTTGAAATGTGCAATTATGTTTGTTTCTTCTTCTGTTAATTCAGATAATGCCTTATTTGAAATAATAGCAATTGCCATTAATGCAATCTGCTTTAATGCATCACCGTTTCCATTGTTCAGCTGTTCTGCAAGTGATACAAGTGTTTGTGACTGCGCCAGGATTGCTTCAGAACTTGTTGGGTTAGCGTCATTTACAACGCCAGTATCTGTAACAGTTAAACCAGTTGCAGCGCTAAACTGTGTTGCAAGTATTCTAATCATTTCAACATGTGGACCTAATGAACCTTGTGCCAACTGTCCAAACTGTGGATTCTGTCCAGTTTCAGGATTCTGTGTGGCAGCAATGATTGAACCAACATACTGTTTGAATTTATCAGAAACAATAGCATCATACTGTTCATCTGTTACTCCTAAAATATACTTTTGTGGTGTTGTATCAAATTCCAGTGCTATTGTTGCGTTTGCAATGGTTCTTATATAACCATCAATTAATGCTCTAACTGGCTTTTTAATGCGTGAACGTCCAAATGGCTTTATACTTGTACCATTCCACACCATAGCAACCATTAAAGGCCTTCCCATGATATGTGGATGGCGTTCTGCGTTCCATTCGCTACCGTTGTATTTTAATTCCCATATATCTGTATCTGTATATAAGTTAATATGTGATGGATTCCAACTGCTTGCATCTTGTTCATCAGGCACTGTATCAATTATGGCCATACCGCAATCAATTCTGCCCTTTTCACCATTCCAAAGCGCTGCTGCTGTCTGTGGTGAATGAAACCGTATCTTGCAACCTTTGTTCACGTCTGCTGAAAGTGTAGCAAACGTGCAGCCAAACTTTAATTCATCTTTACACGCTTTCATGTACTGATGAATGAAATTGTTTGAATCCATTATTCTGTTTAATAAATCAACGTCAGTTCCATTCTCTGAAACATAACCATCAAACATAGAACGTGATGCAAGAACATCAACTGTTTTTGCTCCCCATTCACAACCAACGCTTAAATTCTGCATTCCTTTAGGTAAAGCAATACCTAAATTAACATCATTCAGAGTTATTGCGCCTTCATAATACTTCTGCTTTGTAACGTTCTTTTGCTGGTGATAGTTGAAAACATCCACCAGTTTATCAAGTTTTGTCTGCTCAATAATAGGTAAACCATTAATGATTGATAAAGATAACATTTGTATTCTCCTATCCTATACGCATTTTCTTTTGTGGGTCACGTTTACTGTTTTTTACTCCCCACAAAGCCAGTGCGCATGCTTCAATTGGTGTTGAATTATCACCACCGAAACCCCAGCCGCCGCCAATAGGCCTTTTTATTGAATTTACAGCTGAATCATTCAAATCATCCTGGTATTTATACCAAGTTAAATTCTGTTCTTTAATATCTGTTTCAAGTAAACTAGCAGCTGCTATAACGTCAGTTGGTTTAACACGTATTACAGAACCTTTGAACTTCCAATATTCTGCAATTCTGTCACATATAACATCAACGCCATTTTTACCATCTATAACAACACAACATGCCTTTGTGGCACGTTCATTAAGCCAATCTGACAGCCAACGTATACCACTGGCAGTATATTCATGCTTTATCAATGAAATGCGTGTAATGCCCAAATTATCAGTTACAGCGCCAGCCAGTGAAACTTCTGTACCATCTGCGCTGAATTTAACGCCAAAAGCAGTTTTGCCTTCAGGCTTTTCTTCTTCAGATGCACATTCTGCCCACGCTCTTTCATTAAGCGCTTTATTTGTTGTTTCTGTTAATATTGGACTCCACCATCCAAGGCGCTCACGTGCAAAGCCATCAGGTGACATTGTGCGGCATTCTTCTGTTGTAAATTCTTCACTTAATCTGAATCCAAGCGCTGGATTTGTCATGTACCATAAATTAGTATCAGAAACATTTATATCATCAACTGTTTTCCCTTCAACGCTCCATTCATGCCATGAATCATGTTTTCCAGCGTCTGTTAAACAAACAGTTCTTCTACGTCTAAAAACATCACCTGGGCATCCAGGATATGGCGGCGTTCCAGCATATATAATCTGTCTTGTACCAGTTGCGCTTGCTGAAAGTGTAGCCATGATTGCTTCTACCTGGTCATCAGTCAATTCTTGCGCTTCATCATAAATAACAAGTGAAATGCCATCAAAACCACGTGCAGCTTGTCTTGAACGTGCTGAAAATTCAATCATTCCGCCATTATCAAGTTCAATACATTCTTCACCGTTTGTATATCTAATATTTTTTACAATATCAGTTATTTCAGGATGTTTTTTATCTGTAAACATTGCAGCCAAACGTCTAAATGATTTTTTACTTGTTCGCACCTGGTGTGCTGTATGCAATATCTTTTCACCATTTACAACCAATCCAAAAAACTCACGTGCTTCAAGACACACATTTTTTCCGTTCTGACGTGGCAACGCTAAACCAGCTGATGTTATATTGTATTTTCCAGTTTCATCATACCCAAGCCAGCAATCAATTACAGTTTTCTGCCAAGGGTCCAATTTATACCCATATTCATTCATCAAAAGAACCGCATCATCACCATCTGTTTGGTAACGCTGCGGCTCAATCTTAATTCGTGGTTCTTGACTTCCTATCATAAGCAAGACCTTCTTTTATTTCTGACAATTTCTAGCATAGTCTGTGGTTTAAGTTCCTGAACAACAGCTGCTCTTGATTCTTCGTCAGGTAGAACGTTAAAAATCCTATCAATTCCGCTCATGTAAGATTTCCATAAACTTTCATAAGCCTTAAAAATAGGATTTTCTCTAATTCCTTTTTGACCGCCGCCATTATCATATGCAATGGCTATGCTGCTATTCATGACTAATTCTTTTGAATCATCAAGTTTAGCCTTCATGAATGCGGTATTTTCAATTACTGGTTCTAACAAAGAAATGCGTTTTTCAGAAACGCCAAAATCAATTAACAACTGCGTTATTTTTTCAATTTCCGCTATTGTTTTTTCTTCCATGTTATCACCTATTTTTTATTTGACTTTTTTTTATTAGCCTTTGCTTCTTCCTTCTGCTTTTTGTCAAATTCCTTTGCAGCCTTCAACATATCTGCATTGAAATATCCTTTAGGTTCAACATAAGTACTCTTTTTGTATGCCATATTAATTCCCCTTTCTTATTTGTACTTTTTAAGTTCCTTAATGATTGCCTTTGATGAACTGCTTGCTTTATTGCCATTACAATACCAATCTGCAACAGCTTCTGCAACACATTCAGCATAATTTTCTTTTGCATATCCTGAAATTTTTGATGCAAATGCTGCTGTTCCGCCTTTGCCTTTTGAATTTTTGTATGCATTGTTTACAATCTTTTTAGCTGCATCATTAAATCCATTAGCACCCATTTTAACGCCAACATGGTCAGTTAGTGCATGGCCAAGTTCATGGAATGTAACTGCTTCTGTACCAGTTTTATTTCCACGTGGTGGATGATAACCAGCTTTAACACCAGCATCATATGTGTTGTTCATTTTTTCAATATTTGTGTAATTTGTATTTATACCAACTGATTTATTTGTTGGACTATATACACCTAAAATATGTACAGCATCACTGCCCTTAAATGTTGTTGCATTTACAACTCCCACTGTATCTGACATAAGGCCAGGAAAATCATTTTCCATTGTTCTTGCCGCTGAATTTATTGCATCAACAAATGGTTCATTTCCGCTTTTATGTCTGTATGACCAAACGTCTTTTTCTTTGCTAATGTGAATTTTCTTGTCTTTACCATCATCTAATGAATCTCCACCACCAGCGCCATTTCCGCCAAAAAACTGTAAATTAAGTTTCAGCATTGTTTCGTTCCTTCCATTTTTTCAAAACTTGATTATCATAATAAATAACGTTTATATCACCATAATCAAAATCAATTTTTCCACCATATATTAAAATTGTTGATGGCTCAATTCTTTTTATAAGTTCTGTCATCCCAGCTTTCCAACGCTGCAATGTTTCTTCTTTTTCTTTTACGCCATTTGTTTCTACTGCAACAATAGAACCCTTTTCAACTCCACAAAAACAAAAATCAAATGTTGCTTCATCTGCCCAACATATTGATGGAATTACTTTTATTCCATTCTGTTGAAACAAAGAACCAATAAATCTATTTCTGTATGTGTTCCAAATCTTCATCGGTAAAGGCATTTCCCAATATAACGAAAATTCAGGACTCAAAACACATTCATATTCTGATAATATTTCTATATATTTTTCAGGATAGTTCCATATACGTTCAAACTGATAATCATCAATAAAAAAATGGATTCCATTCTTTTTATCTTTGCTTGTTTTCGCATAATTAAAACCAATCAAATTTCCAGGAATGAACCCATCATTTTTTATTACTGGCATTTGCCAATAATCATTACCAATATTTACATCTTCAACTTTATCTAAATTATAAGCGCTTAATGTTCTGCTACGTTCTGCACCATATGGCTTATCTATTTTCATCTGAATATCATTTACATCATCAATATTGAATCCAGTTAAATCAATCTTAAAATCTTCAATATCAAGAACTGATAATTCATTAGCAAGTAAATCTTTATCCCATCCACCTAATTCTGTTAGTCTATTATCAGCAATTATATATGCTCTTTTCTGTTGTTCTGTTAAGCCTTCAATTCTGACACATGGAACTTCAGTGTAGCCAAGCGCCTTGGCTGCCATCACTCTGCCATGACCAGCTATTATATTATTGTCTTTATCTATCAGAACTGGAGATATAAAACCAAATTCCTGAATACTTGCTTCAAGCTGTTTCAATTGCTTTTCAGGATGCTTCTTTGTATTGTTTTCATACGGTATTAAATCATTAATACCCACCCTTTGAACGTCTGTTATATTTGCCATATTTTCCCCTTTTTAATACCACCCTTGAATTATTGGCATTTCTCAAGGGGTAAATCGGCGCTGGGCCTGTGGGCTCGCCAACGCATGCATGGCGGGTCACTCTGCCACCACCAATGATATTTTTACCATTTTCCATCAGGCACACAATTTAATTTTTTCTTTTTTTCTGTCAGTAGCGCCATTTCTTCAATTGTTTTGTTGCTTTTGATTGCGTTGCAGTAGTAGTGGGCGGCTTGCAAATTGTTCCAATCTTCTGCTGCTTCTCTAGCTGAACTATATCCAAACTCTTTGTATCTGCTCACTGGATGTATTTCATCTATGACAAATGATAATGGATGTTTTGAATCTGATGGTTCATCATAATGTATTGGTCCATACTTGCCATGGCATATGCCGCATGGGGCGGCCATTGCTTTAAGCCTGGTACGGTTAGTACGGCGGCGGTTTCCATTTGCATACCTGGGGTTAATCTTTTTCATTGGGGGATGCCTTAACCTTTGCTTGCACACTTATTAAGACACGCTAAACCAAGTGATGCAAAGTTCTTTGAAATAATGACAATGAGTAATAAAGAATGTTATAACAGTTTTATTTTGCATTTACGGTCAGGAACTTTAATGTAATTCATACCAGCGCTATCTTGTTTATTGGTTCTGATTGTTCCGCAATCCCTGGTTAATGAATTACGCAATGGACATTGTGCGCAATTATTTGGCTTATCAAACACAATTATTCTGTATCTCTTCATCCCTTCTTTTCCCATAAGTGCATAAAAAAAGAACTGCCTTGCGTGCTTTAGCAGTTCCTTCTTCATTCAACTAATTTCTTATATTACCATTATACTAACATTATATATCCCCTTCTATACCCACTTTAGAATAAATGTTGCAAAACTCTTCTTCTGCCTGGTGTACTATTTCCCATGTGTGGTAATATGAACTGCGGTTCAGCGCTTCTGCTATTTCTTCAATAGTCAGGCCTTTATAATATCGCATTATTATGATTTGCTGGCGTTCTATATTCATTTGCTGAATAGTTTTAAGTGCCAGTAGTTTCTTTGCGCATAACTCTGATTGATACAGCTGCAACTGTTCCTGGTATTCAAGTATTTGGCACATTCTAGTTGACATTGGGTCATTATCACCGCTTGACTGAACATCAACATCTTTTGGCTTTATAGTAGTGCTGGTTAGCATGCTATATACGTTATTTATCTGTTCTTGCAACTCTTCAATCATTCTGTTAATACTTTTAATTTCTCTTAACAAAATTAAACCTTCATCTTGCTTATCTGCCATTGTTTTTCCTTTCGTGTAGTTTGTTTGCAATCATCTTCCATCTGCTCAACTAATTTGCGGCATTCATTGCCTAGATATTCAATCAGCAACTTTTTACAGTCTATTGGGCATTTATTACATTTTCCAGCTGCACAATTATTCATTGCTTCTGCTATTTCATCAATCGTCATATCTATCCACCCCACTAACCAACGCACAAGTGAAGAAACCGAAAACGAAACCTATGAATAGTATTATTAGATATTTAATCATTTTT